ATGTTGTTTTCTATAAATTCCTCAGATAATTTGTTGGAGGATAACACATTCTTCCATACTTTGTCATAGGATGTTTTATCTGTGTATTTTGTTGATATTTTGTAAATATATTTTGATATCCATTCTTCTGGAGCTTCTTGCATTGTATTTGTATCATGGTATTTTTTAATATCAATTAAATTTAAATCTAACATTTGGTTGGGGTATTGTAATTTACAGTGGTCTCGTCTTTAAAAAATCATGACAAATAGGCACATTAAACTTTTTCTATTAAAAATCTTTCACAAGCTTGAATCCAAGTGGAGTTACATGTTATATTTTTTCTTGCAGCACTACACATGACATTCATACTACTGGGATGAGTTGTTCCACGAGGAACTATTTTACTGATGGCAATAACATCTCCATCTAATATTTCAGAGTATGAACGAGGAACATCGGCGCTATATATTTTAAATCCTCCAGCAAGTCCGTAAGATGCATTACAGAACATTTGGTCGCGGTAATTATATGAACACATCATATTGTTTCGGGAACTGGTTAAATATATAATATCATGTCCTGAAATAGGTGTTCCAAGGCGTTTATTAATTGCAATAATTCGGAATGTTTTCCATTTCTTTGGTAATCCGACATTAGCGCATCCTACTCCGCTTCCATAATTGGCACAAGTTTTTCCAGTACACATGCTCTTTAATTTTATTTTGTCTCCTGATTTGATTGATATTTTTCCAATAAACGCAGTGATATTATATGCTAGGGCATTATTAGCTTTAGTCAAATCATTGCGCTTTTTAATAAAATTCTTATGCGCACATTTAGTTTTTTTAAACTGATTTTGTAAATTTTTTTTTGTGTCCAATAATATTGATCTGGGCATTCTGATATCTCGTCCGTAGTGATGTAATATTGCATTTAAATCAGTTGTATAATTAATTAAATCTTGGTTAAATACATGATTGTTTCTGGTCAATATACTCTTCTGTAATAAAAATTTCTTTTGAGCTTGTTTTGCTTTTGCTTTTTTCCTATCGATTAATTTCAGATTATCATCTAATATTTCAAGAGATCGATTCAGAACACTTTGTTGGATTGGTCCTTTAATATTCAATATTTTTTTAATTCTACTCAACATATTTGTATACCATGACAGATAAAACTTGAATTTCATTATTGAAGTAATAATGAGTGAAGTAAAATTAGACACATTGACTCTCAAAGACAGGAAACTGATATCTGCCATCGAAAAAGAAGATACAAATCAAATAGAATTATTAATTAAAGATGACGAAATTGACATATCTTTTGCATTAACCACAGCTATATTTACTCAAAAAAAGAATGCATTTGCCATATTGTTAAAATATTCAACTGATCAAGATATTGAAAATGCATTGTTGGCTGCTAAAGAGACTATTGACGAAATAATTGAGGCTAAATGAAATATGTTCCGCTAGTTTTATTTTTTATCCAATCATCAATGTCAGTACATGCCCATTTTCCATTTGGTAATCTGTCATGACAGACAATATGAGGGTTGAAGTATGCCTGATTTTCGTCTACAGAGAGTAACCCAGTATCATATTTTTTATTATTATTTTTTTGGACATGTTGCCATATTTCTGATATTTCGTATATGTCCAGTTTTTTTAAATCAATATCCACTCGGCCATTATTGCGTTTGAATTTCCATGAATTTTTACATCGAACTTTTCCGTTTTCAAAATTATATGATTCAACAACCATTGCGTGATTAATATAAAATGTTCTTTGATATTTTTCTATAAATTCTGTATAAAACTGATTATCATGATCGTTTATTTTACCATATTTCTTCATTTGTTTCATTTCCTGACCCGAGAAATTTGCAGCTATTATTATTGTTTTTTGATAAATATTTTTGATATTGATTGGATATTTTTTGTATTCACATTTCACGCATTTATTGTATTTCTCTTCTAACTTTTTTATAGATACACAAACCTCATGTTTATCATTCAATGCTACATTCACCGCTTCTTTATAATCTAATTTAAACTCCGGTTCATTTTTAGCGACTGCGTTTATATATGCACTAACTGCTGAGTAAGCGTAACATGTACCTCCTTTTTGTTCAATATGTTTGGATCGGTTTGAATCAAGATTTATGAACTTTTTGTTTTTCTGGAATGTAAATGTGCCTTTGTCGTTAGTTTCTTCACTATATTTAAAAATCATTGTTTATCATTATTAAAAAATCAAATTGTGTCAACATTAAAAATTGAATATTTATTGATTGTCAAAATCTCTGATTTTGTGAGAACAGCAAGACCTATGCAATTTCGATTGATTTGCCACGTTTTTTCATATCTGGCGACATTCTTGCCGACATTACTCGATAAATTGTATTATCTGTCATTCTAGTTCCGATACATTTCATATAATCTTTTCCATGTTTATAATCATCTTGGCGACAGTAATTGACTATTCCACGGAAAGTTGGATCTGGTTTAGAAAATGTAACCTTTGCGCCCTTCACTATTGGTTTTTTAGCGTTTGGATAATCGTATGATTTTATAGTCAATACGTTCCCAGAATCGCGTTCCTTTCGCTCACATCGCATTATTCCCGGCGAAGATCCTCTCCAGTGAGATTGCGCCGGATTAGTAACATGGCAGTCTTTTCCTGTAATATCAACTAACACTATTTTGTCGCCATTCCAAATTTGATTATTTCTATTTATTTGTCTTTGAGTTAATTGTGCAATTGATTTAAGACCGCTCGGTTGTACTTTAAATAATCTAAATTGTAAAATGTCATCTTCATAATTTTTTGATGTGTCGATTGTGCAACTTACATATTTAGTTTTTTCATCAACATGACAATAACTTCCGGTGGAGTCGTTTGTTATTTTCACAATATCTCCTGACATCAATGGTTGTTGTGCAACTAATGTGTCTTTACTGACATATATTAATATCAGAATAATTACAGTGAGTATTATTGCAATGAAAGTATTTTGTGTCATGATCTTTTCTGTTTATATTATCATTCAGGTAAAAAAATAATACAATGTTGTTTATATATCACCACGTTGAATTTTCAAAATAACTTTAAAACATAATTTATTTCAACAGGTAGCTCCAATCAGTTTTTTGTTTTGTTCCTCCATGATATTCGACGGCATATTTGTCATCTATTAACCATTTGTTAATGTGTTCTCCTTTGAAATAAATATGTCCAAGAAGGCGTCCATATTTATCATATCCTAAATCGCGAATTTCAATAATTTTATCCAATATCTTTTCTGTTAATTTGTCTCTTACGAAAAGTGCAGCTGCCTTTTCAATATCTCCACCGCCTCTTATTTCTGGAGTATCTATGCCATGTAATCTTAGGGGAAATTTATATTGTCCGGAAGAATTTTTAACTCCTATCGTTATTGTATCACCGTCATAACAGGAAATTACTCTCGCATATTTAATGTTTGGCACGAATTTTTTTAAATCTTTACGTTTAGTTCCTGCCTCTACTGGCTCAAATATTGCATTTAATTCATAAGCTGTTATTTCATTGATTTTAATATCTGACATTTTATATATATGTCATCAAAAAATCAAATTATATTATTGATCATTTAATAAAATCACTAACTCAAGAGTTTTTTTGTCGATTAAATTATTTAACGCAGTTTTTCCATCATTATCTTTTGCATTAACATCTGCTCCTTTTTTTATCAATATTTTTACAGTATCATACATTTTATTATCACATGCAATCATTAGCGGTGTTTTGCCGTATTTATTCTTATGATTGACATCTATTCGATCGAGCATAATTTTAATGTCATCGTCAGAAACCCTTTCACAATTATGTATTGATTCAAAATTATTTGTCAAATCTTCTATATTTGCATATTTTATTAAATAACCAAGAGAGCGAATGCACTTGTTCATGCAAAACTCAAATGCATTATCTGCGTTTTTTATTTTTATATTTGGATCAGCTCCTGTTTTAAGTATAATTTTAATTATTTCTTCGTTGTAGCTTGAACAAGCATCATGTAATATAGACCAGCCATTATAATCAATTGTATTTGTTATTTCTTTTAATTCATTCTTTTCGTATTTTGAAATTAATTTTTTGACCAATTGAAGATTACCGTGATAACAAGCCCAGCCAATTGTCGTGTCATTTGATTTTGGCATGAGTTTTACATCTGCTCCAAAATCAATCAACATGTTAGCAATTTCAAATTGTTTGTTGTTAATAGCCATTAATAATGGAGTGTCTCCATATGTATTTTGAATATTAATATCAGCCTCATATTTTATCAATAATTTTACTATATTTATATATCCATGATAGGAGGCTTCACATAATAATCGTTCTTCCTTGTATTTTATATTTGGATCTGCTCCTTTTTTTAAATATGATTCTATTTTATCAAAATCATTTTTTTCATAACTTTCTATTAATTTCAAATTCAACTCTTCTTTTTGATTTTTTGAAGATTCCAAATTACTCGAACATATACCAAGTGGAATTTCTGTGATAATTTTTCCAGGATTATTGACAAATTCTTCCCAACCCGCTTTTGTTACAACTGTTATTACATCTTCGTCTTCATCCAAATATTCGAATTTTCCCAATATTTCGGTAAATTTATCAAAGGTTTCAGGCAGCAATTTTATGTGTGTTTTGGTATTTATTAAGAATTTATATGATTTCATTGTTTATTATTGTATACATTATATCAATTTCAATTTCTATTTGTGGACATAATTTTTTCACATTATCATTTAGGTAAAAAATAAGATAAGTTGATATTTTATTTGGATAGTTATTTTGCGACAGTTAAATTATTTAAAATCATAAGAGGATTTTAAAATTGGATTTGTGACCAAAAATTCATATTCATGATTGATTAATATATGACCACATCCTTCTTGAGAATATTTGATATCGTGGTGATTTACATTGTGATAATTTGAAACGGAAATAATTCCGTCTTTGATATCTAATGATGGACGTTTACATGGAATGAATTCATGTAAAGTTTCTTTTGATTTTACATACTCCTTTATAGTTTCAGCGTTTAATTTTAATAATGAATATTCATTTATTTTTTTTGTAATTTTATAATGACAAATCGGTACATATTTAGTTTTTTTCTCAGAATAATTTACTTCTACAAATAATATTTCAACTAATTTTCCTGTTGTTAATTTAGAATATGTTTCTATGTTTTCCAATAAATTTTTGCATATACTTTTAAATGTTGCATTTTGTTTTTCATCTTCGCCTTCATACAATTTTTCTGGTTTAAATTTTTTAAACATATTGACAACTGAGTTTTTGTTGTTCATAGATTCAATTTTCACCAATATTTTGGATATATCACATATTATATTGCAATATGCAGAATTAATTTCTATTTTTTGGCATAATTGTTGTATATATACCTTGTCTAACAAGAACAACTCTTGAATGCCAACGGATCGAATTGATAAGCCAATTGTTTTTTATATTTTTTGTGATTTTGCTGTTTCATTTTAATCATTTTTTTAATTAATTCTGAATGAGGTTCCATTTCACCGCGAATATATTTTCCGTAAAGTCCTTTTTTCTTTGCTGTTTTAATTGGTAATTTACCAGAAGCTATCATCATACTTAGATATAATGTAGCAATATTAGCTTCTAAACTAGCGCATCTTGCCGACAACATTTTCTTTAATCCGTCATAACCAACACTTCCTGACAGAGAATATGTTTGTAAACGTAAAGATGGAGGTACATAAAATTTAATGTAACTATAAAAATAGTCTTTATGTTTTGCTGGTTGGCAATGTTTGACACTTTCGTCAATCAATAAATGTTCGTCAAATAATCCGCGCTTTGGTAGCCATTTGGCCGCTCCATGTGGTACATCCGCGCAATATATGGGTTTTCCAAAAAGTCTTACAGCTTTGGGATAAAACTTTCTCGGTTCTTCGTTTTTCCAATAATGTGGCATTTTACATGCTCCTCCTAATTTTCTTTTTGACATAATTATATATTATCAAATGAAGTTGTCTATATAGAAACAAGATATATGTTGATTCGTTTTCAATGAAAATTGATTGATAAAACAATAGTAATACTAAACTGTAAAACCACTCATATAAAATGATCAAATCAACATTAACAATATCTTTGCCAACTGACATGGATTATATTAATTTATATAAAACAAAAGATGACATAAAAGATCACATAATAGATATCAGACATATTAAAATATTAAAAAAAATATCTAAAGGTGCTTCTGGACAAATTTATGAAGTAAAATATAAAAATAAAATAATGGCAATGAAAACTGTCACTCCTAGAAAATCAACAAAAATAAAAAATACACACTTGAACAAAGAAATTAAATTATTGAGAACATTAAATCACCCAAATATAATAAAGTATAAAGGTCGTTCAGTCACAGAAAATGTTTCAGCGTTATTAATGGAATATTGCAAACACGGAAGCGTTGCTCGTATTCTAAAAAATAAGGGATCTTTGCCAGAAGATATTATACGATCTATTTGTTATCAAACATTAACTGGTTTACAATACATACATGATACAAAACATATTATTCATCATGATATAAAATGTGGTAATGTTGTGATATCAGATGAAGGTGTATGTAAAATAATAGATTTTGAATTAGCAAAGAAATCTAATGATAAAATCAAAAAATGCCAAGGAACTTGGTCACACATGTCTCCCGAAGCTCTTAAAAATAATGCAGTGTGTGATCAAAAAACTGATATATGGTCACTAGGAATTATGTGCATAAATATGTCAAAATACAACGCTTGCAAAACTACAAACATATGTGAAATTATAAATAATGTTTTGAATTGTCCATCTCCAAAATTATCTGACGAACATACATTTTCAAATGAATTTAGAAATTTTGTTGATTCAGCGTTGTTAAAGGATCCTGCAAAAAGACCCTCATCAAAAACATTATTAAAACATAAATGGTTCACCAATGGTGGCAATCATAAAGCCATATTAAAAAAATATATTCACATAAATGTGAATTGATAGCTTATTTTTTTATAGAATAACAGTGTCAATATATATAGTGAAAACAATGAGTTATAATATTGTTAAATGTGATAAGATCGAACAGATTAACGAATTGAGATTACTAAAATTAGAAGAATTACGATCGGGTGAGGCCAAAGCAATAAATGCGTCAGAATCTATTCCATTTGAGAACACTCTCGATTACTTCTGGAATAATATTACAAGCGGTTTATATGTCATAATCAAAGATGGTCTAAAATTAATCATACACTTTAATAATCTCTGTTATAGAAATAATTGGTCCAATATTATTTCCACTTCGAACAAAAAATCGTGGTTGGGTTATTTGCGCACTAAAAAATATTATTCCAAATTTCAGAACAAGAATAATGAAGAGTATAATACTGATATAACCGATAATGATTTATTAGATCATTTATCCAAGAAAAAAAACATCATCAAAAAGAATTATTTTGGTAGAATGGACTTAGATATGAAAAAATGGACGACTGACAATTGTTTGGTTAATTATTGTGAATCAAACACAGCTCCGACATATCAGAAAGATAATATAAAATATATTGCAAAATTACTCAACGAATCATCTAAAGGGGTTAAAGGAGTGCGTGAATTTTTCATAAATCTTAAAGCATACCCAATAATGAGGAAAGATAAATGTGAACCATATACTGCTATTTTTGGCGAAGGAGTAAAAATTAACAATAAATCATTGAATGAAAACGGCTCGAAGTCGCCGAATGGATATTTAACAAAATACTTAAAAATATTCTCATTTTGTACCAGTGACAAACATGTTGATATTGCAATCCCAAATTATGAAGATTTACGTGCAAACGAAGAAAAATCAAATGAGAAAAAAATATCTTGGGGAATCAAAAAATCACAGGCAGTGTTCCGAGGGTCCGCAACGGGTATGTCAGTAACAGAAAAAGATAATCAACGTTTGGCAGTTTGTGCATTGAATGAAAGTGTTCTTGATGCGAAATTGACAAAATTAAATACACGCGATAGATTTGTTGACGGTATGTTAAAATACATAAATCCATATTCATTAAGTTTTAATATTTCACCAGATTATTTTCTGTCATTTGTTGATCAATGTAAATATAAATATATATTGAATATTGATGGTTTTGTTTCAGCGTACCGGCTTGGAAAGGAATTTTCGTCAGGCTCAATTATAATAAAAATGAAATCCCCAGGAGGATATAAACTATGGTTTGATAATTTGTTAAAAGAAAATAAAAATTATTTGTCTGTTGACTTAAAAACTTTGATTCCTAAAATTAAATGGTGCATCAAGAATGATTCTAAAGCACGTAAAATTGCTGATGCTGGTAAAAAATTGTATGATAGTGCCCTTAGTTATGAACATCAGGTCAAATATTTGAGATCCAAACTGATTTAATTTCTGTTTTGCTGGGCCGCATTTTGTATTCCCATTCCCCGGAATATCATCTCTACCAATGCAGGAAGGTCTCCTGCTACATTTGGATTGTCTAATACATCGGGTGGAATATTTAATACTCTGATATTATCTTCTTGTCCCGGTGGTTGTATCGGTGGTTCTAATCCTGCATTTTGTAAATATTTTTTTGAAACATTACATTGATGTATTCTGTCGCCGACAATGTCATATATAATATCAACGTTGGATATGATGTCGATTAAACCATTTGTTTTTAAGGAGTGGTCACTCCGACTCGGAACTCCGTCCCTTAATAAATCAATATAGGTCACTAATATTGTTGTTGAGTAATGTGATAAATATATTTTTGTCAATAATGATATGAGAATTTCGAGATTATAAACATATCCTTCTGATAATTTAGGAGATTCAAATATCGCATCAATGTTTGCCAATGCATTCCCGTTCGAATGACTATAATATTTGTTCAATATCAGATCGAAGTTATATTGTGAGAAAGTCTTGCTCAATATTGCCAAATATATCCATGTTCTTTTTGGAAATCCAGTGGAATACTTCATGTACCAATCCCAATCTATATTCAATTTATTCACAATATCTTTATGTTGTATTAACACAAATGGATCAACTCTAGGTCGTATCATTTCAGATAAATTATATTGATGATTTCCTGAAATTATCAGATAATCCATTGGAAGATATTTTTCATTTATTTTAGCTTCTGCTAATTGTTTATATTTATTCACACATAATCCCCCATATGCTTCCATGGAATTGAATCCGATAAAATTTATGTTACTGTAATAATCACCGTTATTACGGGCAATATATATCATATGGGCTAGATTTTTTATAGAATATTCTGGTATTTTCATACGTTTAATTTTGTGATTGTTATCGCAGCTGGTGTTGTATTCAAAATATTTTATACTTTGAGATATATTTATTTCATAATGTCCTGACTTTATGTATGACTTATATATATGATAATTTACCCATTTGTGCAGAGACACAGTCTCTTTTCTACTAAAAATTTCATTTCGATCATACATTTTATAAAATTTGTCTGAGGAGACCATTATTGTTGCAGTTGTTGATTTCGGATAACTTTTCACATACATAAGAATACATTCTATAACACCTGAAACATTATCAATGGTATTATGTTGGGGAATAATATTGAATAATTCAGTGCAAAATATTATAAACTCATCGTTGGTGAGTTCGTTTGTCAGCTTATATTTTATAGTTTTATAAATATCATGTTGAAAAATAATATTCGGAGAATATAAACTGATTATTTCAAGTATATTTTTATTCATGTTGGTCATATTGTTTTACACACAAAAAGTTTTTAGATTATAATATGCTCAAATATAAAATGAAACAGGAGATTATTGATTTTTATGTTGACGGGAGTTCTGATATAGATCTCCCTTTCTTGACAAAGGCTATAAAGATGGTTCATCCGTTGGTTGATGTTGTAATGAAAAAAGTTTTTGCTCATTATAGTGCCGAAGATTGTAAATTAGCACAAGATTTTAACAATATTCGTGAAAAATCACCAGAAGGAAATATGATAATAGAAACTCATGATGATTGCAAATATATTATATTCGCTGATATAGTAGATAATAAATGGAAGAATGGTATTGGAAAATATAAAGAAAACAAGGAATTATTCCACAAATTAGTATGTAAATCTGCTGAAATATTCGCATATATCACTTATTTGTTTATTAGAATCGAAACTAGAGTATGGAAAACTCCCAGTTTGAGATGGATATTTCGTGAAAATGAAAAGCACATAATTTCATTTCCTGCTGGAAAAACGAATTATGTTTCAGTGTGCAAAAACGTAAACACAAACATCGGTATTTTAATAAAAAAATATAAACAAAATACAACAAACGATAAACAACATACAATTTGATTTAATTGTATGAATACACAATATACGGAATTATGATCGAAGACTATGAAACATGTGCGTTCAACAATTTATCCATTTATGGCGAAGGTGGATTTTACAGAACAATTGCAGATATTATAAACGATGAACAAACCACTAATTGGTACGACGAAGCTGAAGGATCTGAAGAATATGAAGAAGGCAACGAATATGAAGAATATTTTAATGATTGGGATAATTTTACAACATATGAAATTGATGAAAAAGCAGAAGATAAATTAAAACTCCGAAATGGAACTGATAGTCCGTCATGTCACATAGTTTTCTACAGATTGGATAAAAATTTAGATCATAATAAATTGATTGACTATTCAAAGATGTATGTTGACTGTGTTGAAATTTATAGGCCAAGTTTGTCACGGGTTTGTAAAAATGTAAATGACGTTATTAAAATGGACGGAGTTGATTATTTATTGAATATAGTTGAATGTAAAGATCATAAACATAAATATAACGGCAACAACCGCATACCAGAGAACATATATAAAATCTTCATAGAAAATACAAATAATAAAAAATTAATCGTAGACACATCCAACAGAGAATCCTTTCGTAATTTTATTAAGTCAATTTGATTTAAATAATTATTTTTTATGATGTAAAGAAAATCTAATTATTTATAATTACAATGACATTTGGAATACAATTAATAAAGGGGAAAATTAAATCTTTCAGTGATGCATTAGAATTATATGCAAAAGATTATCATCCAAATTATGTTCAAATATTTACTCATGGACCAAGATCAACTCACGAATTAAAATATGATGTTCCTGAATTTTTAAAAATTACAAAGAAAAATAAAATAACATTGGTCATTCACTCTTCGTATATGAGTAATCTGTGGAAACACGTTATTAAAAACGGTAAAAAAACATTACTTCCTGTCGTTACCAGTGAATTGAAATCTTGCAAGCAATTTGGGGCTTATGGGGTCGTGTTTCACATTCCTAAAATTAGCTGGAAGAAATTTATCGAAGGAGTTGTATTTGCTGTGAAACATAATCCACACAAAATTAAACTGTTATTAGAAATGAAAGCATCGACTGTATGGAAACAGAACTATATGTCAGATGGAGATTTAAATACATTATGTGAAGAATTAGCTAAAAATGGGGTTAAGCCAAAAGATGCACAATTCGTAATAGACACAGCTCATATTGTAGTTCAACGTGAACGAGTACACATCAAAACTTACGCTCAAGCAAAAAACTATTTAAAAAATCTCAAATATCCAAAATATATTGGAGCATTACATGTTAATGGCTCATCTGGATGTGGGACAGAAGAACATCCAAAGTATCGAGACATTCACGAAGTGCCATTAAGTTCCAAAGATTTAATATGGGGAGGAATGAAATACAAAGACAGTGGTTGTAGAGCATTCATAGAATATGCCAACAAGCTAAAAATACCATGGATATTAGAAGTTAAAGAACGAATTCGACATCCCAAATCATCAATTAATAATTTTATAAAAAAAATGAATGGGGATATATAAATACAATACATAAATAGATTATCAACATGAACAATATACCATTAGTAATAAGAAAAACTGGAGACAAAGAAAAAAGAAAAGAATTTTTCAAGAAATTATTGTGCGGTTTGGCAATCATATTGGTTATATTTGCTATATTAATATTCACAAATGTAATTAAGTTGGGCACGGATTCACTTGAAGACAAACAACAAGTATATGTTGGAATAAATGCAATACACAAACAGTCTTAAAACCTCTCCGTTCGGAAAGTCGCTTCGCTCAATTTCCTCATCGGTTTCGCTAATTGACGAGACTTCGTCTCTTTTTTATTATAATTTGAACTTGCTCAAACAATAAAAATGGTTTGTAAAAAATTATTGATATTAAAAAAGTTTATGCCCAAATATATGTCGTGTATTATCATTCAATATTCAGAGGGTTGTCAAGAAATTTGTATAACGTGTAATTGCACAATGTGTAATTGTTGTGAATATGAAAGTTGTGAAAGTTGTTTGACTTCATGTAAAAATTGTGTCAAGTGGAATAATTGTTTTGAAATGACACTGTGTCGAAGTTGTGAATATAATGATCATGTTGAGTATTGCGTTTCCGATATAGAATGTGAATATTGTATTTCATCAGGAATACAAGAAACAAGAATTTCTAACGAATCACGAAAAAAAAGATTTCTGGAGAAATGATTATGATAATATGTTATTTACTGATATTTTTTAACAACCAATATATGAATAGATAAGAAACCTTTCAGAGTCCATTAGCGGCGTAGTGGAGCATCAGCTAATTCTAATGCTACAATTCTATCATTTTCACTGTCGTAAGAATGCATATTTTCTTGCATTCTGATATCATCTCGTCCTACAACCATTTTTTCAAGGCCGTGTAATTGCCCAGGAGAAACATCACTTCTACCACTACTAAAACGTGATTGTCTAAATCCATCTCTTTCATTTTTAATTATTTTTATTGTTTGAGGAATAACATAAAGTATTAATAACAGTACAAGGATCACTGCGATTATATATCCTCCGATTTGCTTTTGGTTTTTTACAATTAATTTTGGTATTTCTTGTTCTTTGTTATCCATAATGTTTATATATTGACATATATTATTTTGCGCATATCTGATTTAGTTTAAAATTTGATTTCTATAAAACAATTGATAGAATCGGGAACTGAAAGTTGTAACCTGAATAATGTGTTTGAAAAATTATTGATTTTTCACAATGAACAAATCAAAATATAAATTATCATACGTATCCGTATTTTTTCTGTAATCTACCTAATTTTCCATTAAATTGTTTAAATCCTGTAAAAGCAAGTGAAAATGCGACACATTCTCTAATTAAAATAAATATTATAAATACGAGTATAATCACAACGCACAAGTTCATTTTGTATATATTTATGATATATTATTTTAAAAAAAAATAATTACGTTCTATTTTCACATCGTTTTTTTACGGTTGTGGATTTGACAATGTGCAACTTCCTCCAAATAATTTCCAATTCCAAGGCAATAAACAACCTAGACTGTTAAATATGCAATTTTGACCGAGCCAAATAAGAATAATTATCAATAATATTAATCCTGTAGTTCCTATCATTTTGATTTATATTAATCATGAGAAAAAATAAAGTGATTTATAATTTTTTAGTTGAATCGATAAAACTATATCCTTTTACATTAAATTTAATATATTCACCATCATTGCTTTGATAGGCACAAATTACACAAATTTCTTTATCTCCTTTGTCATAAACTGGAACACAATTAGGATCGTTTATTTTTTCAACTATTTCGTTTAATTTTTCAACATTGGTCAATTCTTCACTGTTATAATTTTTTATGTTAAAAGATGTGCTGATATTATTATCATCAATAATGAAATCAAACTCAAAATTTTGTCTGGTAAATTTTTGTTTGGTTTTCTTCAACAAAGCTTTTTTGTATTTATTAAAATTAAATTTGTCAGAATTTTGAGATGCGAAACTTAATAATGTGCTAACACTAAATACATTGGTATATATTTCTATTGCATCTTTGATTTCAGTTATTGTAGTATCTCTTTCCATTGAATTAAACATTGTGGTTAAATCTATTTGTATATTTTCCATGATATTTTGTAATAACATTTGTAAATTCAATTTTTATCTATAAATTATTTGTCAAATTTCAGACAATTTGTCTCTTGATTTTGTAAGCAGCAAGACGACTAGATAACTGCCAAGCATTCTTCTTTTAATTTAGTGACGTCACCGTCAGATAATTTGCCTTTATATTCTTTGGTCATTTTATTAATGTCAAGGCGAACTTCATTCATAGATTTAACTATTTCCGGATTCTCATCACCTTTATTATACATATCCTGTAATTCTTTAGACATAGTATTTAATTTATTCTGTAATATATCAGATGATCTCTTGTATATTTCATTACGCATCATTTGTTTTGATCTAAAACTACCTAAATTGGGGACTTGAACATCTAATTTAGAGAATGTACTTAGCATTTTTGAAGTTCGGCCAGTTGAACAAACAACGCTACCATTTTCAATACAGTCCTTCATATTGTCGAAAAATGCATTCTTTAATTGATCGTGATTAGAACGATTGACAGGTAAATGAACTCGTTTCCATATATTTTCCAATATTGCGATTTCTTTTTTACCTATTTTGCTCATGTGAATATTTTTTTCTCCAATTGTTTTCATTACACGGTTACATTTTACTTTATCTCCCTGTTCTAAATTTGCTCTTATATATTCGTTAATTGATGCAAATGGTTTTTGAATATCTTTATTTTTAGAGTTTTCAGAAAATATGAATTTAACGTGAGCTTTGACATCGTCTCCAAGATCGTGAACATTTTGAGAATCACTTCTCCATCTAATTTTGCGTTGGAAACTTTTTACTTTGCGCGGTTGAGTATTTTTGATACGATTCTGATGAACTCCATCGCGCAAACTATTGTATAATGCGGCTTGTAATTGAGTTCGGTCATGCTCTATGTTAACTGGGGCGCCACCAGGCATGGGATTATTTTCATTGGCAAAAACATCATCAGCGGGTTCCATATGTCCAAGAACAAACAATATATCATTATTGGTGTCTTCATTGATGTGGGGAGCTCCATTCGGAACTTGTTTATTTAAACGTGACATCTCCTGTATCAGATCATTAAGGGAACGTCTGGCTTCTTGGGCGTTTTTGTCAACGTTTTTATTTATGTCATAAATTGCATAATGTTCAAATATTGAAGGATTTTTTCCTTTCTTTATCTTTTTCTGAAATTGTTTTTTTACATTTTCGGAATGTTTGGTCGGTACATCTCCATGCATTTTTCCATATTCTTCTTCAATGGTTTTACTGTAATCCGGCTCGGTTTGATTGAAATATATCCAAAGAACGAGCAAAATAAGCAATATTATTATTCCTGCTGTTATATTGTACATAATAAAAGTTTTTTGAGTGTATATAACACTGTTTATAAACTTTACCCCGTCTAAATACTTTGTGTTTAACAAAAAAACATAGATTTTTGAAGTGTTATTCACATATCGAAACAAATATAAGACAAAAAATCATCTATTGTTTATTGTCTGTTAAATATTAACATAATTCTTCGATATTTCTTTAATTTCTTTTTCTGTAATAAATTTCTTGTTGATCATTATTTTTAATATTTCCGGGTCATCACATTCTGTAACCGCGCGAATTCCTATATATTTATAAAAAGGTTTATCAATATCAAATTGAAGCATAACTTTTAATAACTTCTTAAATTTCCATTTGGATTTACAACTTTTATCTAAATATCTCCAAATTCCATAATTAACAGATTTTCCATTCATCATATTCACATTTGCAATATAGTCCCAATCGGTTTCTATTTCTTTTTGTTCAAGAAATAACTTTAACATATCTCCGTTAAAGTCATACATCATCACATCGCAAATCAGCGGTAAATCGTATTTCTTTCCAAATACTGTTATGGTTTCTTTTTGATTGATATCAATATGTTTTATTAATTTTTTTACGCCATTAATATCTCCGTCATATATTGCTGCTTTGATTTTGTTCATTGTTAGTTACTCTGTATAACTATTCAATTTTTACATATTGATACAGATTGATCGATAATGGAATGACAGAGATCGTTGTCCAACGGCTATCTAAATATGTTAAATTAATCAATGTGTCAGGAATAATTGAGACCTTTGTGGAATGGCAATTTAAATCTATTAAGTTAATCAATGTATCAGGAATAATATATATCTTTGTAAAATTACAATGTAATTTAATTAAATTAATCAATGTATCAGGAATAATTGAGACATTTGTGGAACCACAATTTAAATCTGTTAAGTTAATCAATGTATCAGGAATAATATATATCTTTGTCCAACCACAATGTAATTTAATTAAATTAATCAGTGTGTCTGGAATAACATAAAGTTTAGTTAACATGTAGCAACGTAAATCTATTAAGTTAATCAATGTATTAGGAATAATTGAGACCTTTGTATTCCCACAATTTAAATATGTTAAGTTAATCAATGTATTAGGAATAATTGAGACCTTTGTATTACAACAATGTAAATCTATTAAGTTGGTCAATGTATCAGGAATAATTGAGACATTTGTATTACAACAATTTAAATATGTTAAGTTAATCAATATATTAGGAATAATTGAGACCTTTGTACAACTACAATGTAAATATGTTAAATTAACCAATGCATCAGGAATAACATAAATCTCTGTCCAACGACAATATAAATATGTTAAATTGATACATTCATCAGGAATATGATTAAATTTAATTATAACTCTTCGCATGAGTTTTCTATATTCTTTGTTATATTTTTTTTTATTTAAATCGACAATGATGTTTCCAATGTATTTATTTGGAATTTTTGATATTAAACTTTCAGTTTTTGTCAAATCAATGTAATCTAAAATCAATTTCGCCAAATCTGTGTAAAAATATTTCTCAATGAGTTCAATTTCCATGTTTTTTAAATATTGATATATAATCAAATTATAATAAAAAATATACACTGTGTTTGACCGGCGCAATGTAAAGTTAATATATTAGGAACCACCAAAACATTCGTGTCCTCGTAATTTGATTTGGTTAATTTAATTAAAAATATTGACCGTCTTGATTCAATTGGTTGTCTATTTGCACCGCTTCATCCAATTTTTGATTCATACTTGCCACTTCGTCTCCAGTGTCTTGGTAATCAGAATTATAGTTGTTGGAAAAGTGTTCTTTTCCACACATTTTTTCTTTTGGTTGTTTTACTCTGTCTGCAACATCATCTAACCATGATCCCACTTTTGATAATGATTTTGATTTACACATTTTGCATGTTAAATTCTTCAAAATTTCATTCAGTTTGATAATTATTATCACAAATAAAACTAATATAACAGTGTAGAATATTGCAATTACGGATAACTTCAACGCTTTCACTGCTTTGGAAAGTCCACTTGATTTTTGTTTTACTTCTTCGACCATTATGTTGATTCTATATAAACCGACAATCAAAAAACTTATGAATTTCAATTACACGTATTTAAATACGTTTATTTTTTGGCACAACCGCACTTGGTTAATCCACATAAATAACATGATCCAACTTTGAAGAATTTTGCCAAATAAACTATCAACAATATTATTATCACAATTGCTGCTATAAATCCAATAATTTTAACCATTGTTGCTAAAAATCCTTTTACTCTTTTGATTTTTTCCTTTTTGACTTCTTCTTTGGATTTACCTATTTCATGCACTAAAGGTGTTTTTGCATCTTTCAAATTATTAAGATCTATTGATTTTAATTCTACTGACATTGTTTTACGAGTTCTATTATATAGAGAAATATATAATTAATTATCTGTTAATCCATTGATTTTTTAATCCAATTACTGTTGGAAACGTCGCACCAGTATCATCAACTAGGTATCGGTTGATGATATCAAATTGTTGCCAGTCTGTTACATAATTGTAATTTTGATTTCCAGGAAGAAATTTGTCTACTTTTTTCCATGCGCAATTTGCTAACAACAGTATTATTATAACTATTAATATTGATGGGGGAATTAAGAACCACATGTTTATAATAATGATGAGATTGATTATGTTAAATTTGAATTAATGTCATCTGTTATCACAATTGTGTAAAAATGTTAAATAAATCATTGGTCAAAACAGATTCAGTTGAAAATAAAACACAAATATATAATATGAAAAAACACTTAAATATTGTATTTATTGGACATGTCGATGCAGGAAAATCAACTATTGCTGGGCAAATTTTAGTAAAAACTGGGCAAATCCAAAATCGAATCGTAAAACAATATGAAAATGAGGCCAAACAAAATAACAGAACTAGTTGGTATCTTGCATATATAATGGATACTTCTAAAGAAGAACGTACAAAAGGTAAAACCATTGAATGTGGTAGAGCTCGTTTTGAAACTAAAACGAAACGTTTTACAATTTTGGATGCACCAGGACATAAAATTTATGTGCCAAATATGATAGTTGGAGCATCTCAAGCAGACGTCGGCGTATTGGTAATATCTGCTAGAAAGGGAGAATTTGAAACTGGATTTTGCAAAGGTGGACAAACTAGAGAACATGCATTATTAGCAAAAACACTGGGAATTTTAAGAATTGTTGTTGTAATAAACAAAATGGATGATAAAACCGTATTGTGGAGTGAAAAACGCTACAATAATATCAAAACTCAACTACTTCCATATTTAAAAAAATGTGGATTTAAAGAAAAATATATAGTATTTTTACCAATAAGTGGATTTACAGGAGAAAACATAAAGGATAATTTAGATAAAACAAACGGTAAATATAAATGGGTTAAAAGTTTGTCGTTGATAAATACTTTAGATGAATTAAAAGAAATCAAACGTAGACCAAACGATCCCGTCAAAATACCATTGACAGGTGCATATAAAGAAGGTAAGTATATCATATTATTTGGAAAAATAGAATCAGGCACATTAAAATTAGGTTCAACATACAAGTTAATGCCCAACAATAAACAGATAACAATTAAAAAAATAGTGATAGATGACAATGAGGTTGATCATGCTATACATGGAGAAAATGTTTTTGTGACGGTAACAAATTTGTTATTAGAAAATGTAAACCATGGACACGTATTGTGTGAAAATAGTGATTCCTGTATTTCCGCTCAAAAATTTGATGCAGAGGTTATGTTGTTAAAATTATTGCCACACAAAAATTTATTTACAAACGGATATACTTGTATGATTCACATACATTCATTAGTTGTTCAATGTCAGGTTGAAAAACTGCAATCAAAAATACAAAATGGAAAAATGACAAAGAATCCAATAATATTCTGCAAAAGTAATGACAGATGTTGTGTAACTTTATCGATTAAAAAAATAGGATATTTTGAAACATATCAGCAATCAAAACAATTGGGTAAATTTATTTTGAGAGACGAAGGAATTACAATTGGCATCGGCAAAATTTTTAAAATTTACGAATAAATTGGTTATTTGAATTCACGACGGATCGAGGACGAAGTCATCGGGAGGAGGTGAGTAAATCTGCGTAGCAGTTTACGAACAAAATTCATCCCATTCATGTTTTATAATATATTTTGTTGCATTGAGAGTTTTGTAGAATTTTTTTCTAGTGACGAATTGACTTCTCAAACTTACACGTACGTCAACTATGTCGTTAATTATTCTGACAATATCTGAATTTCCTCCCTTTCTGTAAATTCTTCCTATAGTTTGTTTTGCACCATGTCGAAACGGCGTTGATAGAATAATAGTAGTTAGTTTTGGAATACTCATTCCTGTATTTCCCCAAGGGTACGTTGACATAATGACTCTTGAATGTTTTTTTGCATATTTTATATCTTCTAATTTTGATCCTCCCATCAATATCTTTGTCTTTTCTTCGATTTCATTTTTTCTTGAAATTAGACCATCTATAGTCCCTAATTCTGGTACTTCTGGTCTTAATTTATATTTCTTAAATAATAATTTGGACAAGGTTATTAAATGCTGTCGGCGTCCTGAAAACAACAGAATATCTCGCCCTTGTTGATAATATTTGTATAATATATCGACTAACATTGCATTTCGGTAAGGATCTTCACATAACTGATTGATCATTGCAGCGAAATTAATTTTTCCATCATATCCAAACAATGGTTTTGTAAATCGATTTGGTCCACTATATTCTATAATATTCAATACAGTGGTATATTTATCACTTTCAATTAATCCTTGTTCTTCTAATAACTTATCAGCATCAAGTATTTCACCAAGGTGTACGATCGCTACTTTATCTAGGCCAAATCTATTTTCATCGGGAGTAGCAGATAATCCTAACATGTATGTGGTCTGACAACGATTATACATGGCTGAAAATTTGGATGATGTGAATTTGTGACATTCGTCAACTACAACTAACCCGAATTGACTAAACCATTCTCTTGGAGTGAAGGATACTTTCTCTTTTCTTGATAGTTTGACTGTATATTTTTTAATTTGAGCAGCGCTGTTTACAATCATTATAATTATATTTCCCAATTTCTTTTTCTTGGAATGATATTCTCCGATTTCATTTGATTTAAATACGCCACTGGCGATGATATCTTCTTTCCATTGGGCAACCATGTTAGTGTTATGGACGACAATTAATGTTTTTTGTTTCAATTCTTGAATTATTCCCAATGCAGTGAACGTTTTGCCTAATCCGGGCTTAAGTTTCAGAATACAGCCTCCGCCCCCATTGTTGAACACATTTGCCAATATATGTTCTTTTACTAATTCCTGATAATCATGTAATTTTAATTTATCATCATAAGTAATAACAGGACAATCAACATAATTGCAAGTTTGAACATAAAATAATGAACTGAATAATTTACTCTGTGTTATTCCGAACCTTGGGAAAATATATAAAACATCACCACTTTTATGTTTACGTTTTTTATATAAAAGTACTGTTTTGTCATAATTACTAAATGTTAATTTTATAATGATCTTGAACTTATTGCGTAAATTCTTCAACAATTTTTCATTGAATATGTTGAGAAACATTCGTTCTGAAAAGACTAACCCACTGCTGTTAATAATGACAGGACATAATAAAAATGAACGTATTATTTCAGAATATGTTGGATTTAATCTACGCAATGTTTCAGATAATCCTTTGTAATAATTGTATATAAAATTTGCTGATTTATTTTTGAATCCATGTGTTTTTGATCGCTTGGACATTGTTTTTGTCTTTGATAAAAATTGATGTTTTATATATCTATATTGATATTAAAGATGAACATAGAATTTCTTGAAAAGTTGAACGATGTGTCTTTAATAAAAATAGTGAATTGTCTAATAGACACAAGCAAATATATCAGATATCAAAGACATCATAAATTATTGAACAATATTCTAAAAAACATTATCACTGTGGTTTCTCGATCAAATATAGTTGTATTGGTAGCAATCGAATCAAATATATTGATGGCTTGGACCGAACCAAGATTGTCTGTTTTAAACTATATGATAACATATAATATCATGGATTCCCGACATTTAAATTCACTTGTGGTGGAATCAATAAAAAATAAATGGTATGGGACGGTGTTATGGTTGTGCAAATATAATTCCAATAAATTATATAAAAAAACATGTAAATATTTGCTCAAAACTTCAACAATTAACTTTACCAATAAAGTTAATAATAAAAAAATCAATGTATTTGCAAATGACTCAACATTTTCCGGAGAAACATTGTATTTATTATGTATATTTTATATGATGCCTCATGCAAACAAATTTAAATTAGATGTAATCAATGATACTTTAACAGAAATTAATTGGATTGATGATGCAAGCAAGATTAATCTCATGAAATCCATTTGTGATTTTTATAAATTAAATTGGAAAAAAATACGTCCTGATATTTATTCTGAAAATTGGAGAAAATAGTCTTGAATCCTTTCCACTCGTAAACTGCTCTAACAGCAAAGCTGTTAGCTAAATCCTTTGGATTTAGCGCAGATTTACTCACCGGATTCGCCAATTGATGAGGCC